GTGTATTGTATGCCAATGTATCAAGTAACACAGCAAAACCAGAACCTTCAAAATCATAGTCCTGAAATTCTGTTTGACCTTGTAAAAATTTTTTAAGATTTAATTTTATATCATCAAAATCAAAATCTGATACTTCTAATTTATTGCTTGGCATATTATCTTAATCTTTCCAAAAATGTTTGTACTATAACTGGTTGTGTTGTGCCTACGATATAAAACATAATTCTAACATCATAAGCATTTTTATCATATTCAGGTCTTGCTATAATTTGATTAACTCTTATTCTTGGCTCAAAGTTTTCTAAAACTTCTTGTATCTTTCTTTGTAAATTTAAAGCTGTTAATGGCATTAATGGCTCAAATAACATAGCTCTAACATTAGAACCTATTTCTGGATGAAATGGTCTCTCAAAGTGATTAGTGTTAATCAAATTTCTTACACTTCTTTTTATCGCCTCAACATTAGTCAATTTATTTACATCATTAGTAACAGTATTTCTACCAAAGTCTAAATCTAAATCACTAAAAGACCTAGAGGCTCGTTTAGAATTGTTTGTACTAGTTGCATCGTAATTTGGCATAACCCTTATATTTATACGTTATCCAATAAAAACATTGGAAGAACCTGAAGTCATTGCTCCAGCGTCTGCGCTATCACCAATTCTACCCACAGATATACTATTGATCTTTACTGATGAAGAACCCACGTTTAAGTTAGCCACGTGTGGCGCACAAGGAGGGTTTGGTGGAAAAGGGTGTGATACTGTAGGCGCACCTACAACAATAGCATTTATACTATTCACCTTTACCGTTCCATCTGTGTTTGATGACGCTATAGTTGTTGATCCTGTACAAGCGTGGCCTGTTGATAAACTATCACCAACTCTACTTACTGCTGGCACTATCTTCCTTGTCCGTTATAGAATTTTAGATTTCGTTTTTTATGTTTATTCATTGAACTCATTTTACATTTACGTTTTTTAGTCGCTTGTGAAGTCTTTTTTGGTATACTTTGATGAGCAACAAAATTTTTAGCTATTTTGGCCATTATCTTTTAGCCTCCATTGCTGCTTTTTTGGCTAATCTCTTTTTTTCCAAGGCAATTGACTGTCTAATCTTTCTTCCCATAGGTATTTCTACAGATTGACTGATTTGTTTGCCTTTTTTAGTAATATATTCAACACTTATAAATCTATCTTTATAATCACCTTGTACTGACATTACAGCCTTCTTTAAACTCATCGCTTCTTTCTCTTTTTCATCACCTGCTGCATTCCAAAACTTAAATATTCTCATTTTTTTCATAATTCACGCTCCATTAAATGAATCAATGTCCAAACTATCGTATTCTGGATCGCCAGGTCCAAAATATTCATCAATTTTACAACGACAATAGTTACAACACAAAATTAAGATGTTTTTTCCGTCACCATCTTTGTGTTCTTGCGTGCAACTTGTACCGCAGTGGCATATGTGACCACAATTTTGACAATTTTTCATATTTTTTTCTTTATTTCTATTTATCTTAAAATTTACAACTCATTTGAGCTGCCTTCAACTCGGTTTCACTTAAATTATTTTTATTTTTAACTGCTGATTCACCAATTTTTTCTAAATCTGGCCTAATTTTACACTCTTTTGAACAATTAGAACAAAATAAGAACAAAAAAAGTGAAAAAGTAACTATAATTAAGGGTTTTTTGGGCATTTTTACCAATTTTTTTCTGTACTTTACTATTTATTCCCTATAATATAATCATATGAACAACAAAGAAAAACAAATAAAAACAATTAAAAGACTTAATAGAAGAATGTCTTACGCTAACAAATTACTTAAAACAAAATCTTTGTTTGAAGTAATACAAATAATGAAAAAGGTAAAAATATGAAAAAAAAGATATATGAATATATGACATTGGTCTTTGCAGTAGTTGGTACACTCGCTATGGTTAGTGCCACAGGTGCAATAGAGGCAGATCAATACTTACTAGGGGCAGCAGCTGCTATGACTGGTATCACTAGGTATATGATGTGTCTATTTTCTCAAACTTTATATGCTGAAGCAGAAGTAAAAGAAAAAGACACTTACGAAGATTTAACACAATACTATGTAAATGGAGGAAAATAATGGGATACTTTATAGATAAAACAGCAAATAACATATTATCAGGTATAGCAGTTATGATGCAAGGTGCCAAAGAAGATTACATCAGAATGTCAACTAGTGGTGGAAAAGAGTTAGTTGGTTATTCTAAAGAACAAGTTGATAATTGGGATAGCAAAACAAAAGTCACTTTTGGTAAAAAGTATGTTAAGATTGTACAAGATACTGGTGTATTTGCTTTTGTAATGAAAGAAGACTCTGGTAGATTTAAAAAAGGTGATATATTAAAAGCCGCTGGTTATAACAAACCTGCTTTGAACTCGGCTAGAGGTAATGTACTTGAAGGTAATTATGCTATTCAATGGACAGGACCATTATATTTAAGATAACAAAAGGGAGGACTATATATGAGTAAAGAACAATTAAAGTTTAATGATCTACCAAGAATTATGGATTGGATCAAAGACCCAAGTAATGCTGGTCATCTGTTTATTATTGAACAGACTATTAAAAGTGTAAAAGCTGATCAGTTTAAAATTGGTACTAAAGTTAAGTTTGGTAAAGCGAGAGGACAATGGCGTGAGGGTGTTGTTGCTAAACTTGGTCCAAAGAAAGCAGTCGTTGATGTTTTTGGACAAAAATGGAGAGTACCATACGATTTAATGGATGTTGTATCAGCTTAACAAAGCTTACAACAATCATCATCTAAACAATTATGATCTAGTATTGTGGTAACCAAGTGTACCCTTTCTACTTCACTTCCGTTGAAGAAATTGTGGTACTTTGTGTTATCAGTTATATAACCATTTCCATTAGCTGGCATATGAAAAGCTGTGTCTTCAATAACCATAATATTACCTTTGTTTGTAATTACAGGAATATGTAATCTCATTTCAGGGTCACGGTGCCAACTTAAACAAGTACGAGGTGGTTTCATTAAAAATCTCATACGACCTATTTTAAATTTAGATTTAACTAAATTATATACTTCTTCAATATAAGTATTTTTAAATTCTGGACACAATTCTGTGTATAAACTTTCTTTGACAGGTTCTAATCTTTGTTCTTCATAATTCGTTGTATCAGCCATAGTCCAATACAAACCTCTTATGTTTCCACCCAATATAGATTTTTCATCACCAGGTATTCTATTAACACAGATAGCATTAAAGTCAGCTAGTGACTTATCATCTTTACGAAAACCTAAATGAAATTTAAAATCTAAATATGCTTTACCTAATTTTTCAATATCAATATCAAGTTTATATTCTTTATAATGTTTTTTATCAAGTGCCATACGTTCTATTTATATGGCACTTGAAAGTCTTAAAGAATACTAAACACTATATTCCTTGTAGTCTAGGATCGTTAGAAAAAAGATTTTTCTTTGCCTTTGGTCTGGCAATACTATCTTTACTTCTTTTTCTTAATTGAGCTCTAGCAGAGATTTCTTTACTTTTCTCTTTTTTGAGAGCTCGTAGGTCTTTTATTAAGTCCATACTTTCTCCTTTTAAAAGAGCGTTTCTTCAACCTTTGTGGTTTACTTCCGTCCGTTTCAGGATAAACGTTTGTATTATTATTTATATGGATTAATTTAGAGAAATAAATGGTGAGTAGATTGTCTGGATCGTAGTGCTGGTATTCGCTTCGTTTTTTATACAAAGTTTACTTTTATTTAGTAAACTTACATACTAGGCCCAGCCAATAATGCTAAAAGCATTAACATAATTAATAGAGCTATTGTGACCCATATACTATTTGGATTAAACATAGTGATTGTCTCCATTTTAAATTATTTATGGTCCTAGAAACATATAAAAGCCACCAACACCAGTTTCTTTTTTAGCTAGAGTATAACTCCAATTCATTAAATCTTTAAACTCTTTCATACCACCTTTTTTAAATGATAACTCCATATAAGGGTACATAAAAGATACAATACGACATAATCTTTGTTTTTGAAATTTAGGTGCCTTATTGTAAATATCTAAAAAATTATTATAACTTGTAAGTGTATTTGATATTTCATTTGCTGGATGTCTTTTAAATATTTCTTTCATTTCTTTTAAGGCTATTGGTTCTTCTACACTTAAATTAGGTGTGCCACCTTTTCG